GCTGCTCGATGAATGGATCAGGGGCCCATGTTCCCCGGCCGCCAGCCACATATCGACCGTATGGAGCAATGCCCATGTCGGAATAAAACGTCAACGTGCGACCGTCATCAGACACTTCAGACTTGATCGACTTCTCAAGGAAAGACGTTTCGTTCTTGAACCGGTGCCGTTGCTTTGCGTTGCGCACAAGATCGCGCCCAATTTTCTTGAACTCAACCCGCACAGCAGGAGTGACAGCATCGGACCGCTTGCGGATCTCTGCTTCAATCTCCCGCGAGTTTGACAATTGGAAATGCGTTCCCATTATCCGCGCCGCATTTCAAATGAGCGAATGAGCGAATCTGAATTTGTGACCGATTGCATAATGGTTGACGCAGTGACTTTTGCCGAACATCGAGCCTCTTCATCACGAAACTCTTTTAAAAGAGCGCCGTACTTGTCAAGAGAATAAGAACTTGAAAGATTTGATGAATCAACAGAATTTGCTTTTCCTGTTTTATCCATGAACAGCGCGATGTAAAACGCCATTAACCCTGATCTCTTCAGATTGTAGTCTTTTGGAGTTCCGTCGGTATCGAGCGCTATTGACGATTCAGGAACATTCCCTGCCGACATGGCGAGCGAGATAATCGCATTATCGGCAGCCTTGAAGTATACGGCAAGATCAGCGCCGGGAAGCGCCATAAACGCAGCGGCGAGATTTTCGGTAATGTCCGCAGCCTTGAGATATGTTCCGACACCGCCAGTATACGCCACTTGATCCGCCTTGTCAACGTGAGAAAAGGGGCGGGATTTTGAGTCCCGCCCCGATTATTATGCAAGGATCGTGCTGATGAACTCAGGGTTTACGGCCTTGAATCCATAAGCAAGATGCAGTTCCATCGTGCGCTGTCCGTACTGCTGAATGTCAAGCATCAGGTAGGTCATTCCGTTGCTGTCGGTAACCTCAAGCTGATCAATGGTTGCATTGGCAGGAATCAGCGGAGGGCGCACAACACCGACAATGGACGAACGCTCGAACGCAAGGTTCTGCTTGCTCGCTGCCTTGACGGTAATCGCCTTGGTAGCGGCAGACATTGCAACCTTGAGACCGGGAGCCGCAAGAGTAATTGTGCCTCCGGCAGAAACGTCGGCAGAACCGGAAGTGAGACAGTAGATATTGCTGTCACCGGCAAAGGTAACATAGTCACCGGCAAGCAGCGTACCTGTACCGGCAGATGCAAGAGTGATCGTCGTGGTGCCAACGGCATATCCTGCGTTGTTGGTCGTTGCGCCTGAACCTGTGCCCGCAGTTGTCGAAACAATCTGCGCCGATTCACGGATTTTGAAACCAAACATCGGCTGGAACTGACCAGTGATAAGCTGATCGGCGCTACCTGCCTGATAAGCATTCTGCACGAGTCCAAGGTTGCGGAGAGCGGTACCGGCAGCGCTGTCAATGACAAGCTGAAGATCGGCCATAGGAGCGCCGTTGTCAAGCAGAATCTGACGTGCTGCGGTGAGGTTTCCGACAGTCGTTGCGAAAGGATCGGTGGCAGGTGCGCCGGAAGCGCGGGTTGAGTTCTTGCGACCTTCGGCCCATGCTTTTGCCTCGGCATCATTGCGGAGAGCGCGCATGCCCTGAAGAGTCATCTGGCGAACCCAGTCCTGGTAGTTCCCGCCGTTTTCGAGAGAACGAATCTGCTCACCGTCGAGGTGCCATGATACCTTGTTGCTGTCGGCGATGGTGACAGCAACAGCAGAGCTGGTTGCGTCGGTGCCGGTTGTCGAAACAGCGGCAGGGGTGAAAGCGGAGATGGTGCGAGTAGGTGCAACAGGGACGCGCACGGTATCGTTCTTGGCAACACCCTTGTTGTCAAAATTCATGTTGATTGCATTGAGCATGCCGACAGGTTCGGCAGCCACTTCTTTAGCAGCAGAGTAGAGAATCGGGGCGATAGTCGTAAGAGTGTTTGACATTTGTCAACTCCTTAAATAATTGTTCCGCCACCTGCCATAAACGCGGCTTTTTCTTTTGCGCCGAGCTTATTAAAAGATGACTCATCCATTTTGTTTTTTGTTCCACCGCTTGCGCCGGACGAACCGCCGCCTGCGCTCTGCTGATTTGCACGAGCTTTTTTAATGCTCGGATGCGCTTCTATCAGCTTTTCAATGTTCGCTTCGTCGCCGGGAAGAAACTCATCACCGATCTTTACGAAAGGCTTTCTCTTTTCATCGACACCGATTTTCCCCTGCAACATAAGCGCAGAAAGGAACATATCGCCACCAATGAATTTCGAATCGTTGAACGTTTGGCCGAAATGATTCTTTGCAGTTTCCTGCGCCAATTCATCAGCCGTGCGCTTCTTTTCCTCTCGTATCTCTTTGAGCTCTGCCGTTACCGACGCAAGCTGCCGAGACATTTCATCATTCTGGCTGGGGGCGGCCTTGGTTTTGAAGGTTGAAAACTGGCTGTCAAGATCTCCTGCAAGGTCGAAACCCTGCGCCGATAGTGACCGTTCGTACTTTTCAGCCTTCGCGGCCTTTTGTGCAAGAGTCTCAGCCCTTGATTTGTGGCCGTTCGCTGCCGAGCTCGCATCGTTGTAATGCTTTTCGACTGCGCTAATGTGATCCTCAGTTGCGTTGCCAGCCCTGACGGCGGCCATTGCCTCTGCGAAATCCATAAATCCCCCTGCCGGATGTCCCGGCGCGTTGTGTTTTGTGGTGCGGATGTCCCGCGTATGGTGTTTAATATAATGCAGGAATGCGACTCGTGGTAGCATTTTTGCAACGAGTAGCATTTTTGCGACTTGGCAGTGCAACAAAAAAGCCGGTCGCATCACTGCGAACCGGCTCACCATCAGAAAAAAGCGACCGTCACGGCCCTATTTTGGTATTTCGTCTGCAAATACTGGCTCCACATCACATTGGCAATTCGGATGCTGGGGGAACTCAGGGAGTTTATCGGGAGGATAAACGCCAGGCCCTAATCCATATCTATCTTCTGTGGCGTTGTCGTTGCACGGATCTACGTCGACGTGGGAACCCGACAGCACCCAACGCAACGCAGCTATATCGGGATCAGCTTTTGCCTCTGCAATTCGTCCCTCGCCGTAAGCCTTGCTCATCTCAGTTCGTGCGATCCGCTGTGCGTTGTATTTCATTTTCGAGGCAACGGCTTTTTCGAGTGCGGCAGTAACAGCTTTTTCGCTGCCGATCTCTGTGGCGGTCAGCACCCGCTGATATGCTCGGCGCAATTGTCCGGTGGCGCGGTCATCAACTTTGAGTCGGGAGATATGCGCGGTCGCTTTGGCAACCTCTTTTTTGTACTCTGCCACCGCGACCGGATCACCGCGAAACGCAGCACGAGCCTTGTCGACAAGTTCTCCCATGCGCTTTGTAGGGTCACTGCTGATTAGATCAGTCTTTGCGATATCACGGGCGAGACCGTTCCAGCCCTTGCCGATCTTCATTGATTCTCGGATCGCATCAGATACAGCCGCGCTGCCGAGCTCACCAACCTGCACAATGCGATCTGAGAGTCGCACGCCGTCGAATGTATCATTGAGATATGTCTTGCGAACGAACGCAGCAGCGCCCTTGATACCACCGCCCTGCACCGTTGCCAGTACGCTTGTGCGTATGCCTTCATCAACGATGCCGAGCGATTCATTGACAAATTTAGAGCGCCGTAGCGCTGCCTTTGTCGCTTGCTCAGGTGTCTTGCCTTTGGCGAGCTCTTCTTTTACGATTGACTGATACCGCTCCGACAGCTTAGAGATTGACCGTGTTGCGGCGTTCACGTTCTTTGCATTGGCGCCTTTGATTTTAGCCATTAGCCGATACCTCGTTTAGCACGATCCGCTGACCGATTGCAAGCATCCCGGCAACCTCATGAGTGCGAGCATTGGCGCGAAATACCTCGGTGTAAAAATCATCACCGGCTAAATCACAGCGCACCAAGACACACGGCGAACCGGTGAGCTCTGCCATTGTTATTTGGTCTATAAGATCAGAGTACGTCAAACCGTGTCGCCCTCGTTTGCTGTTTCATCTTTGAGGCGGTTGTCAACGTCGCTCTTCATCTGATCGACCATTTCAAGGATGGTCTCAGCCTTTGCATGAGGATCGAGCTTCTGCAACAGCATCACGGCAGCGGCATTACGAGCAGCATCAGGCATCTCGTAGGAAAACGCCGCGTCGATGAATTTCAACTGCATGGCATCGTCGGCCGGGGTGTAGGACGTTGAGTATTTGATCTCAAACGTTGCGTTGCTCTCGTTCGTCATGTCAAGGAACATCTGAGCAATTTCGTTCTCTGCGTTTTGACAAATTTCCATCGACTCGACAATGACCGATTCGCGCGCCATAAACTCGAACGCCATAGCGGTGCCGCTCTTCGCTGTCTGCACGCCCAGCACGCCAGACTGACCAGCGACAAAAAGGAAATCTTCCCGAAGCGCGTTTCTCGTTTGGAGCAGTCCCAACAGAATAGCGGGGTTTGGCTCGACGTAGGCCGGAACTTTGGCACCGTCGGCATAAAACAACACATTAGCAGAACCGGCGGCAACGTCAGAAGGTGGTGCACCTGTTTTGTTTTCCATCGTTAGCAGCGAGAATAATTGTTTGCGTTCAAGTTCCCGCATCTCGCTGTCTTTGTTAAACAGCGAATGAGAGATACGCATCATGCCATAACTCTTAGGAGCCGCGCACAGCTCGCCGCAATCCGGCACAGCGTCTCGCATCACGACAACAGGGATGCGGCCCAATGCGTTCACGTTGATGGATATTTCTCGCTCATTGTTTTTCGCGTCGATGTAGTATTCGTAGATTTCGTTATCGTCAAGGCGCAAGTATTTGGTGTAACAATGTTTCTCGCCTTTTTCGTCAGCTGCTTCATATTCGCCATTGTAAAACGTGATCGACAGCAACTCGCCGCGCTTGCCGAGTTTGTACTCCTTTACATCCTGCGGCTTTTTCGTGTAGATATACGGGAATATGCGCTTTGCAATCGCCTCGGCATCGGTCGCCGGTTGCTCTGCCAAAGAATAGTTATCCATGATCACAAAAGTGGTACTGTGGGCCCTCACGGTCTCGCCGTTGCGCCGCATCGCGTTGTTGATCTTCGTGCCTCGAACGTCGCAATCTTTCCAAAACGCCTCTAACTTTGCGCTTGACGTAGTGCGCTCAATAAGCTTGTCGAACACTGGGCGCACCTGAGCATCAATGGCAGGTGCAAACAAGTTGACGTAAGACGAAAACGACCGCCGCTCGATGTATTTGCGGTCGCTCTCGATGATATGCGGCACGATCATTGTGCCGTCACACACGCCACCTGAATACTCGTAAAAGGCATCAATAGATTCGTGCGGGTTGGCCGTTATGATGTTGATGTTGCCAGTAGCCGGGTAAAAAATCTCGTTGCCGGATTGCTTGCTCTCTTTTCCTTCGAGTTCATAGCTCATATATTGCCTCAATAGTTTAGGTGTCCATATTGCACTGATGGGATATTGCCGTTAAACTCAAGATAATTCAAAGCCTGAGTCATTGCGTCAACATCGTCATCGTTTTCAACAGCCGGGAAATCTGCGAGCGTATTTTCAAATTCCTCAATCCACGGGGAAGCTGCATTAAATGACACTCGGCCAGCCTCAAACAGCGTATCACATGCAAACGCACGAGCGACCTTGCCACCCTCAGGATTTATAGCGATTATCCTTGAGAATGTAGATTTTAATGTTTCAATAATGGCTGATCCGTTTGCCTTTTCCTCTATCAAAATCGTTGGGTTCAGCCCAGAAAACTCAGCGTACATTTTTTTGATTGCCGAAACAGACTCGGCAAACCCCATTCTGCGCGTATCACGTGTATACAGGTAATAGGATCGGTTGACCTCTCCCCATGCGTGTATCGCCACCTTATCGCTTGTCGAAGCGTCCTTAAAAGCAGCGTCGACAGATATGCACATACGTTTTAATTTAGTAGGGTTCTCAAGATGATGCCTGAAAAACTTACGCTTGAATATCTGCCCCTCTGCGCTCGAAGGGTCTTGCTGATAGAGGCACGAGAATTTTGTTGTGCCAATTGTTTTTTTAGTCTTTTCAAGCTCTTCTATCGGCCACCGCACAGGATCGTATGATTCTCCCGACTCCGTTATCGCAGGATATTTTACTACTCGATAATCACCGCTTGCAATGGCTCTTCCTCCCAAATCATCAGGATGCCACCGAGTCATGATAATCAACACGCCGCCACCAGGAGCAAGCCGAGTATATGCAGTGGTGGCAAACCAGTCCCATGTCGAATCGCGGTTTTTCTTCGATAACGCCTCTTCCCAGTTTTTCACAGGGTCATCAATTATGAGATACTGCGCGCCCTTACCAGTGATCGGGCCGCCGACACCAGCGCCCAACATCCCGCCGCCTTTTATGGTCTCCCAATCGTTGTTTTTTGCGATTGATTGAGAGATTGCCGACTGCGGGAAAACGCCTTTGTGAAAATCAGATTTGTATAAATCGCGTGAATGCGTTGTAAATGTTGCCGCTAAATCATAGCCGTAGGATGTTGTGATTACTCGTGCGGCAGGATCACGCCCTAATACCCATGTCGTGAATCGTTCAGCGCATATCAGCGATTTACCTGCACGCGGGGGCAGCTCTATGATCAACCGAGGGGATTCTTTGTTGCGTACAGCCCTCTCAAACTCCATCAGCTCCGAGCATATACGCCGGTGACACTCTGCTGTTTGGTAGCCCTTGAACGAGCTTTGCACATAAAACAGCAGGTCGTTGTGAGCCAGCCGTTGGGCTGCTGCAATAGCCTCTGCAACCTCTGCGCTACTGGTGCTCAAGTATCCCTGCCAGTATCTCACGCGCTTTATCAGCGCCTCCCATGCGCTCTATTGCAGCATCGGCGGCTTCGTTGTTTACGATGGTAACCGATGATTCGATGTCAATTTTGTCGCCATATCCACGATCTCGGCATTTTGTTTTCAAAAAATGGATAATCATCTGCGCATTCTTATCCTTTACGAGCGACATAGCCTGCGACTCGACAAAATCTTTTTGCACTTCTGCAAGTGCCTCGCATCGTGTGCGATAATCTGTGTCGTGGATAAACCAGTCATTATGGGTATGCCTTGATACGCCGCACAGCTTGCTTGCCTGTGTGACATTGCATAGGCATTTTTCAAGAGCCTCGACCATTGCATCTTTGCGTGACGCTGTTCCCATTTTAGGCATTGCTCACCTCGGCGAAAGTACGTCCGTCGGAAAGCACAGCATCGCGGCCAGTGAAGTCCTGCCACCGATTTATAATCACGTCACAGTATTTCGGGTCGAGTTCCATTAGTCGCGCCTTGCGACCGAGTTTCTCGCATGCGATCATTGTTGTTCCAGAACCTCCGAAAGGTTCAAACAGAATATCACCGCGCTTTGTGTGTGTTGTTATTCCGAACTCCCACATTTCAACCGGCTTCATAGTTGGGTGCTCACGGTTTGCGCTTGGCTTATCAAAATCCCAAACAGTAGTCTTTGTTCTGTTGTCGTTCTTGAGACGGTCGCCGCCTTCTTTCCATCCAAACAAAATAGGCTCGTGTTTATAGTGATATTCGCTGTGGCCAAGGACCATCGACGATTTATTCCATACCATAATCTGCCGAAGCCAGCCACGATCAAGCCAGTCGCTTGCAAAAATTAAGTGCAACGGTCCAGGCGGTACCGTTGCAAGCAAATACGCTCCGGGGCGTATCACGGCATCAACACATGAAAACCACGCCGTAACCATCTCTTTGAGTTCTTCGGGGGAAGAAGAATCGTTTTCTATTTCAAGAGCGTCTTTTGTCTTTCCTTTGTACGAGACTCCATACGGGGGGTCGGTAAAAACCATATCCGCGAGATTTCCATCCATCAACAATTCTGCCGAGGTGATTGACGCACTATCGCCACACATCAACCGATGATCTCCAAGCGTCCACACATCGCCAAGGCGCGTCACCGGCTCCGCTGCAAGCTCAGGAACGGCGTCCTCATCGGTTAGCCCATCTTCTGGCACCTGTTCGATCTCTGGAATATCCAAGCCCCACGCGTCAAGCTCATCTGCGTTCCACTCGTTGGCGAGCATCGACCAGTCCCATTCGCCGCCGCTAACGTTGTCCTTTATAATGAACTCGCGCTGTTGCTCTTCGGTTAGGTTGTCGGCAATAATAACCGGAACCTCTTTGAGCCCTGCCGCTTTACACGCAGCGAGTCGCATGTTGCCGCCGAGAACGACCATGTCGCTGTTGCAAACGATTGGTCGCAAGTCAAGCATTTGTGGGAACGACTTGACGGACTCAACAAGTTTTGCAAATTTATCATCCTTAATAATGCGCGGATTATTGGGATTTTTTTTCACATCGCCAATAGGTATATATTTATTCATTACAGCCTTCGTTTTAGCGTCGATAATATCGTCGAATTGTGTCGGTGTTATCATTTCGCCCTCCATTTGCTCACACCGTCGCACGATGCGCATGTTGCGTATGTGTTTACTCCGCATGTATGGCACCTGGGGTATCTGTTCGCTACCGTTTTCCCCGTGTCGGAACGATTTGCAAACGACATTGTGCCATCATGGCCGAAAATAACATCGTAGTTGTCGCAGTAGTGCTGCACGTTGTACGGCCGGTACGTGCCGCCCTTGCCGTTGCTCATAGCTCGCACCTGCGCAGCATTACAGTCGTCACAACGCCTCTCCTATGGCACTCATACGGCACCCATGCGTGAGAGTCGGGCATCTCGACGGCGTGCGGAATCTTCCGCTGGCACTTGTCGCGGCACAGCGGCCCGTGGCTGCATTTTGCAGTGTGCTTAGCCATTTGCAGCAGCCCTGAGCCGGTCGTGACGGCGCATCTTTGCCACCTCACAGGCAACAATATCACGGATCACAGCCGAGGCGCACGGCATTGAGCGCAGATACTCGGCATCGTCCGCATTGGCCCGAAACGTGATCACCGGCCCGATTTTAGGCCGCCCCGCTGTTGGTCGTTGTGTCTCGACACGTCGCATTTTATCTCCATCGTTGTGTTGTCGTCAATAGTAATATACTATAATGCGCGACAATTGCAAACAATTTTAGCAGGTTGAAAATATTTTACTATTTTGCACTTTTTCTACACACTTGGCTTAAATTAGTGTATATTATCTGTATAGCCGGTCGGGTGATCGGCAACACAACAAAACAAGGGGTTGAGAAAATGCGTACAGTTGGAACATTTGAAGAAATTTATGCGGCGGCTAGGGATTTTCATCATGGCGATCGTAGCGATATGCCAATGTCTCCTGTTGTCCGCCTTG